TCATAGGGTTTCCTCCTCGGATAAATCAGTGGAAATAGCGGGATCGGCGGGGGGCATGGGCAGGCAGAAGATAAATTCCGCGCCATCCGGGTGGTTATGGGCGATGAGACGCCCGCCGTGGGCCTTGACCACGGCGCTGCACACCGAAAGCCCCAGACCCATGTTCCGCTTGCCATCTCCAGTGGGGGGAGAGGCATGGCGGATAGAATAATCGAATAAGTGGGGCAGGAGGGCCGGGGAGATGCCCTGACCGTTGTCCCGAACGGAGAAGGCGGCGAAGCCGTCCTCCGTTTTTTCCGCCCGGAGATGGATGGCGGTGGTGGTTTTGCCGTGGATGACAGCGTTTTCAATCAGGTTGGAGAGGACCTGCTCGATGAGGATGGGGTCCATAGGGACCATGAGCAGCTCCGCCGGGACCTCCACAGAGAATTTGATGTCAGGAAGCCGCTTGCGGGCCTTTTGAACGGCTTCCGCCAGGACTTCCTCCACCGGCTCTAATTGCTTGTTCAGTTCTGTTCGGTCGCTGCCGATACGGGTGATGGAAAGAAGATTTTCCACGGTGCGGATCAGCCACTGGGCCTCCTGCTTCACATCCTCCAGCAGGGAACGGCGATCCTCTTGGGAGAGGTCGGGATTGTCCAGCACAGCGGAGGTGGAGCCGATGATGGAGGTCAGGGGGGTGCGGATATCATGGGATACGGAGCGGAGCAGGTCGGCCCGCATCCGGATCCTTTCATTTTCCATTCGCAGCTTGTCCAACTGGCGGGTCTTGGTGGTCAGAGCGGAGGTGATGACAGAAACACTGAGAAAGGTCAGGAAGGACAGGGGGTAGCCAGTGATGGTCAGGTTGAAGGCCCAATAGGGGAAGGTGAAGAAAAAGTTGACGGCGATGACGCCCAGCACCGCAGAGAAAAGACCCCAGAAATAGCCGGTGGTCAGGCGGGAGGTCAGCAGCACAGTCAGCACAAAAACCGGCGTGGCGAAGCCAGCGCTGGGGTCCAGCCTCTGCAGTAGGATACAGAAGGCCACGGCCACAAAGAGGATCAGCGCGGTGACAATGAGGTCCCGCATGGAGAAGGGGAATAGGGTGGCCAGGCTGGTCTTGGATTTGGAATTGCGATGAGACATAGGAAGCCTCCTTGCTGGTTTTAGTATAGCAGACGGATCGTTAAATTGTTGCTAAAAAAATAAATGGAAAGAAAGAGAAAACGTGCAGAGCTTCGGCTGCGTCTTGAAAAGACGTTGCACGGAGAAATGCACTTTTTCTGAAAATCTGCGGGAGGGGTGGAATGGGGGGACGGCTTTGGAGAAGAAACAGGAGGATGGCCGCTTTTGCAGGGCCTATCTGCGGACCATGGATCCGGAGCAGGCTGCCGCAGAGATCGGCAGACGGGACGGCTACGCCATGCTGGGGCAGAAAGGGACCCAACAGAAGCTGGAACGGATGCGCTGCGATGCGGCGGCGCAGCTGAAGCGGGAGGATGTACTGCGGCAGCTGGCACGGCTGGCCTTTGGCCGGGTGGATGATGCGGTGACGCTGGCGCTGTGCCGGGGAGAGACGGAGCCGGAGGGACTGGAACTGTCGGCTGTGTCTGAACTAAGGGTAACAGAAAAGGGCGTAGAGGTCAAGCTGGTGGACCGGGTCCGGGCGTTAGAGACGCTGTGGAAGCTGTTGGAGGCCAGCGAACCCCAGCAGGCGGATTCGCTGCTTCAGGCGCTGGCGGCGCTGCCGGGGGAAACGGGAGACTGGAATGAGAAATGATATGATCCGGTTTTCCCGCAAGCAAAGGCAGGTGCTGACCTGGTGGAGGCAGAACCGTTGGCAGGCCATCATCTGCGATGGGGCAGTCCGCAGCGGAAAGACGTTTTGCATGGGACTGTCTTTTTTCCTGTGGGCCCAGAGTTGTTTTGACGGACGGCAGTTTGCCTTGTGCGGCAAGACGGTGGGGGCGCTGCGGCGGAATTTGCTGACGGAGTTGGTCCCCTGCCTGCGGCGGATCGGTATGAGCGTGCGTGAAAACAGGAGCGCCAATTCCCTGACGGTAGAGTTTGGCGGGCATCGGAATCAATTTCTGCTGTTCGGCGGGAAAGACGAGTCCAGCGCGGCGCTGATCCAAGGGAGCACATTGGCGGGACTGCTGCTGGACGAGGCGGCGCTGATGCCACGGTCTTTCGTGGAGCAGGCGGTAGCCCGGTGCAGCGTCCGGGGCAGTAAGCTGTGGTTCAACTGCAATCCGGAGGGGCCGGAGCACTGGTTCTACAAGGAGTGGATCGAGAAGGCGGAGAGCCGGGGGGCGCTGCGGCTGCACTTTACGATGGCGGATAATCCCGGCCTGTCGCCGGAGATCCGGCAGCGGTATGAGCGGCTGTATACGGGCGTGTTTTACCGACGGTTTGTGCAGGGAGAATGGGCGGCGGCTCAGGGTCTGGTGTATGACTTTTTCGATCCGGCCAGAGACGCGGCACCGGTGCCGGAGGGGGCCTTCAGCCGGTGGCGGGTATCCGTGGATTACGGGACGGTGAATCCACTGTCCATGGGACTTTGGGGGGAACGGGACGGCGTTTGGTACCGGGTAGAGGAGGCCTATTACGATTCCCGCCGGGAGGGACGGCAGAAAACCGACGCGGAGTACGCGGATATGCTGGAGCGGCTGGCGGCAGGGCGGGAGATCCAACGGGTGATCGTGGACCCGTCGGCGGCCAGCTTCATCGAGACCCTGCGGCAGCGGGGCTGGCGGGTAAAGAAGGCCAACAACGATGTGGCTGACGGCATCCGGGTGACGGCGGATCTGCTGCGGCAGAGGCGGATCGTGCTGTGTAATACCTGCCGGGACTGTCTGCGGGAGATGGCCCTTTACTGCTGGGACGAAAAGGCGGGAAAGGATGCGCCGAAAAAGGAACACGATCACGCCATGGATGAGATGCGGTACTTTGCCATGGATCTGTCAGGCGGGGAAAAGGGCGGATTTGCGGCAGTCAGCGTGGCGAGAGGCGGATATCGTTAGGAAATATATAAAATGTTGTACGGGACTGTACACCAAAAGCGGGTGTGGACGGGAGAGTAGGAGACCGATTTCCGAAGGGAGGAGAGGTTCGTTTGAATTTTTGGAAAAGGAGAGGCGATGAAGCGGCAACGGCCCGGACTATGCAGCTGCGGGACCGGGAGCGGCATCCCTATGCGGGGCTGCGGAGCTTTACGCCTCAGCGCGGCGGAGAGCTGCGGCTGTATCAGGCGGTGCGGGAGGCTGTACCGGTGGTGGACGCCGCCGTGTGCAAGCTGATCCGCCTCAGCGGCGGTGCGCTGGTGTTCTGTGAGGATCCGGAGACAGAAAAGCGGCTGCGGGACTTTTTGGAGCGGGTCCCGGCGGGACGGGGACAGTACGGTATCAACGCCTTTTTGGAGCAGTACCTGGAATCGCTGCTGATCTGCGGCGGCGCCGTAGGCGAGATGGTGCCGGCGGCGGGAAACCGGGATCTGGCGGCACTGCTGTGCGGACGGATGGACCGGATCGAGCTGAGAGAGGGAGAAAGCCCGCTGGATTTTCAGATTTTCGGGCCGGATGAGCGGGGGCGGATGGCAGCTTTGCCGTATCAGGAGCTGCTGCTGTTCACTCCGCTGCATCCGGAAGCCGGGCACCCCTACGGCGTGTCGCTGCTGCGGGGATTGCCGTTTATGGCGGATATTCTGATGAAGATCTACAACACGGTGGGGGTCAACTGGGAACGGTGCGGCAATATGCGGTTTGCCGTGACCTGCCGGGATAGTGATGGCAATGCCGCGGAACGGGGGCAGCTTCTTGCCAGCGAGTGGAGCCGGGCTATGCAGGATACCAGAAGCGGCAGTGTCCGGGACTTCGTGGCGGTGGGAGATGTGGATATCAAGGTCATCGGCGGCGACGCACCCATTCTGGACAGCCAGGTGCCGGTGCGGCAGGTGTTGGAGCAGATCGTGGCGAAGACCTCCATCCCGCCCTTTATGCTGGGGCTGAACTGGAACTCCACGGAGCGGATGAGCGCCCAGCAGGCGGATATGCTCACCACGGAAATCACTGCTATTCGACGGACGCTGACACCGGTGGTGGAGCAGATCTGCCGGATGTGGCTGCGGATGCAGGGAGAGACAGCGGCGTTCCGGGTGGACTGGGAGGATATCAACTTACAGGATGAGGTAGAGGAAGCCAAGGCGGAACTGTACCGGGAGCAGGCGAGGAAGCTGCGAATCGAGAATGACGTGGCGGAAGGTAAAATTGAGGACAGGGCGGCGGGGGCCGCGAAAAAAGCGTGACAGGAGGAAACGGATGCTGACAAAGGAAGAACTGGATCAGATCAACCGGTTCAGCAAGGCGGAGCTGACGGCGGATCAGGTGTATACATTCAGCGTGCGGCTGTGCGACAACGAGGTGGACCGGGACTTTGAGCGGTTCGGGACGGAGGATCTGGACCGACTGGGAGAATTGTTTTTAGGCAAGAGCGGAATCTTTGATCACCAGTGGTCCGCTAAGGGCCAGACGGCCCGTATTTACCGGACGGAGGTGGTGCGGGAACCGGGCACCGTGACGGCGGCGGGGGATGAGTACCGTTGGCTGAAGGGCTGGGCCTACCTCATGCGGACGGAAAAGAATCAGGAGCTTATCACGGAGATCGAGGGTGGTATCAAGAAAGAGGTCAGCGTGGGATGCAGCATGGGGCGGAGCGTGTGCTCCGTGTGCGGCGCGGAAAACGGCGCCTGCGGCCATGTGAAGGGTCAGATGTACGGCGAAAAGCTGTGCTTTATGGAGTTGAAGGATCCCAAGGACGCCTATGAGTGGTCCTTTGTGGCGGTGCCTGCCCAGCCCAGGGCCGGGGTGGTGAAGCGGTTCGGCTCCGAGGGGACAGAGCTGCGGACGTTGCGCAAGCAGGCAGAGTTGGGTCAGCGGTATCTGACTGGGCTGCGCCGGGAGGTGGTGCGTCTTGCTATGCTGGCGGACGGGCATCTGGATGGAAAAATCTTCACCAATGCCGTTGGGAGACTGGATGAGGCGGAATTGCTGGAGTTAAAGAGGGCCTATGAGGCCCAGATCGCGAAGAAATTTCCCGTGGCTCCGCAGCTGCGGCAGCAGGCGGAGACCAAGCGGGAGGATGAAGCGGTGTTCCTTGTCTGATGGGACAAACACAATATGAGGGAGGAAATTGCATGAACGTTTCTTATGAGGGCATCGGCCAGTGGGCCGCCACCTTTGCCTGCGACGGTGTGTCCGCGGGGCAGGTGGTGAAGGTCAGCGGCAACGGAACAGTTGCCAAATGCGCGGACAATGACGGCTTTGAGGGTATGGTGTTGTCCGTGGCCAGAGACGGCAAGGCCTGCTCTGTGGCTATGGGGGGCATGGTGACGGTAAGCTACACCGGGGCTTCCGCGCCTGCTGCTGGTTGGAACTCTTTGGCAGCGGACGGCAGCAACGGCGTGAAGGTTGTTTCTGCCGGCGGCAAGAGCTATCTTGCCGTAGAGGTGGATACCACTGCTAAAACCGTGACCATTGTGCTGTAAGGAGGGAGAGAGAATATGGCTTATCATTATGAAAATCTGAAACTGGAAAAGGGTATGTACAGTCAGAGTGGCCGCAGCTTTGCACAGACGCTGGAAGCTCTGGACCCCAGCGAGAACTACAAGGGCACCTCTCTGGAGGGACTGGACGCCTTCCAACGTCAGCTCAAGCGCTTTGACATCAAGGTGAAGGGCGCGGGCAGCGATAGAGTGGAGAAGTTCTTCTGGTCTACGGAGTCCGCTGTGCTGTTCCCGGAATTCGTGTCCCGTGTGGTGCGTCAGGGCATGGAGGAGGAGAGCATCCTGCCGGACATCACCGCCACCGTCACCAGTTTTGACGGCATGGATTACCGTTCTATCGCGTCCACTCCTACGGAGGAGGAAAAGAAGCTCAAACGTGTGGAGGAGGGGGCGCAGATCCCCCAGACCACCATTCATACCCAGGAGAATCTGGTGCGGCTTCATAAGCGGGGCCGTATGCTGGTGGCTCCCTATGAGGCCATCCGCTTTCAGAGACTGGACCTGTTTGCCGTGACGCTGCGGCAGATCGGCGCGTACATGGGCCGGATGCATCTGGAGGACGCCGTGAAGGTGCTGAAAGACGGCGATGGCAACAGCAATGCCGCCAAGGTCTATGAGGTGGGCAGCAATCCCATCGGCGGCAGCAAGGGTGCTCTGAGCTACGACGCACTGCTGGACTTCTGGGCGCAGTTCGATCCCTATACTATGAACACCATGCTGGTGAGCAATGACATGATGCTGGCCATGCTGAAGCTCAGCGAGTTCCAGAATCCCAATACCGGACTGAATTTTCAGGCAACCGGCAAGCTGACCACTCCTCTGGGGGCCAAGCTGCTGCGTTCCAGCGCCGTGCCTGCCGGGACCATCATCGGTCTGGACAAGAACTACGCCTTGGAGCAGATCTGCGGCAGCGAAGTAGTGGTGGAGTATGACAAGCTCATTGACCGCCAGCTGGAGCGGGCAGCCATTACCTCGGTTTCCGGCTTTGCCAAGCTGTTTACCGACGCGGCCAAGGTGCTGAAGGTCTGAGCTTGTCCACCGCACCGGGATTCCCGGTGCGGTGAAGCGGAAACGGAAGGGGAGTGACCTATGGAGATAACGGCGGCCGCGCTAGCGGCGGAGCTGTGCGGCGCCTCTCAGGAGGACCCGCTGCTGGCGGTGCTGTGTGAAGCGGCGGAGGCGGCTTGGGAGAGCCGTCTGGACCCCGGTGTGACGAAGGAGGACTGTGGCGGCGCACTGCGGTGTGCGGCGGCGTTCATGGCGGCGGCGGACTACATGGGAAAGCGATGCAGGGCGGAGTCCTTTACCGTGGGTGAGGTGACTGTACGGCAGAGCGGCGGTCAATCCGCGGCTGTGATGGCGGAGACCTTGCGGCAGACGGCGGAGCGGCTGATGCGTCCCTATGCCGCCTCCGGGGAGTTTTGCTTCAGGGGGGTGCGGGGATGACCGGCGTGATGGGGGAGATCCTGGAACATTACGGTCAGACCGTAACGCTGCGGAGCAGAGACGGCGAGAAGTCCGTCCGGGCCTTTATCCAGCCTGCCGCTGCTCGGGATGAGACAGTGCCGGGAGAGCAGACACCCATCGGCTGGATAGACGAACGGCTGTGGAGGTATACCGGGCTGGAGAAGGTCCAGCCGGGGGATACCGTCATTTGGAGGGGACGAAGCTTTCGGGTGCGAAGCAGCCGGGAACACGCCCTGTCGGACGAGATCAATCACTGGTGGGCCTTGCTGGAACCGGAGCGGAGGGCAGCGGAATGAAGGAATTGTCACAGATCCGCATGGCGGTGCTGGACGCCCTGCGCGGGGCCGGGATTCAGGCTATGGAGGTGTTCCCTGAGAAGCAGGCCATGGCGTACAGCGGCGTGGTTGCGGCGGTGGGTGTCGGCGCGGCCAGCGGAAAAACGGCGGGCTTCTGCCATTATTTAGGAGAGATGAAGGACCCGGAGACTCAGGCGGTCCGGGAACGCTACGGCAAGGAGCTGTTCGGGCAGATCACCGTGGAACTGCGGGCGAATCGGGCGGCGGACTGCGAACGCGGCTGCGAAACGGCCACCGAGGTGCTGCTGGGCGGGCTTCCGGAGGGAGTCCGCACCGGGGAACTTACCTGGGAGGCCATTTGCTGGGAGAAGGCCACGGGAATGTTCTTGCGGCGGGGCGTTCTGGAATGCAGAGCCCTGTTTCTGACGGAGAGCGCCGTGGAGTCCGGAGAATTTCTGGATTTCCGACTGAAAGGAGTTATGAGCGAGTGAGTGAGATGAGACATGAGCGGCCGGGGGTCTACTCGGTGTATGACGCGTCCAGCGTGACGTCTGCCGGTCGGGCGGCCAAACGGATCGGCGTGGCGGCTCTGGCTGTTAAGGGAACGGCCAATACAGCGGTGATACTGACCGGTTACAGTGCCGGTGTGGAGGCCTTTGGTGAGGACGGCGCTGACACGCCGGGCATGAGCACACTTTTGAAGCTGCTGTTTGCCAACGGCGCATCCACGGTTTACGCGGTACGGGTAGGTGCAGGCGGGGGATTGGAAGCTTATCAGGCGGCGTTTGCCGCCCTGGCTAACTGCGATGTACAGGTGGTGGTGTGCGACAGCAGCGAACTGACCATCCAGAAGGCACTGAAAACCGCCGTGGAAACGGCATCTGCGGCCAGAGGGGAGCGGATCGGCGTCATCGGCGGCAGCGGAGATACGGCGGCGCAGTTGGTGACTAGGGCGGAGGCCATCAACAGTGAGCGAATGGTACTGGTTGGCCCGGATATGAAGGATGAGAGCGGCAAAGCCCTTTCCGGTGTGTTTGCCGCGGCAGCGGTGGCAGGTGCTATTGCCTGCGGCGCGGACCCGGCAGTACCCCTGAACGGGGCGGAGCTTTACGGCATCGGCGGTTTACAGAGCGTTTACAGTGACAATGACATTGACCTGCTGGTTCAAGGCGGCGTAACGCCGCTGGAGGACGTGGGGGGCGTTGTATCCCCGGTGCGGGGCATCACTACCCGGACAAAAACCGGCAGCGCCGCCGACAGTACCTGGCGGGAACTGACAACCATCCTGATTGCCGACGATGTGATCCCTGCGGTGCGGTCTGCCCTGCGGAGCAAGTTTGCCAGAGCCAAGAACACCGCTCAGGGCCGGGGGGCTATCCGGGCACAGACCATTGTGGAACTGGAAAAGAAAAAGGACGCACAGATCATCGAAAGCTACGGCGAGGTGGCGGTGACGGCCGCAGCGGACGATCTGACGGTGTGTCTGGTGGAGTTCAGCTTTGCTGTGGCCCATGGGTTGAACCAGATCCGCCTGACGGTGCATCTGACGGTTTAAGGAGGGACGGATATGAAGGGATTTCCCACCAGTGCGGACATTTATCTGGAATTGGACGGGCGGAAGATCGCCGTGGTGCAGAGCTACCGGGCCAAGGCAGCCAAGTCCAGCAAGAATATCGAGGCCTTCGGCGAGAGTGAGCCGGTGGCAACCATTGAGGGGCAGAAGAGCTATACCGTGGAGCTGACCCGACTGTACGCCACGGATACGGCCATTTCCGACGGCATCGACTTCTATAATCTCACGGATTTCTCTCTTGTGATCTGCAAGCCGGACCGCAAGGTCATTTACAGCGGCTGTGAGTGGAGCGGCATTCAGGAGGACGGGGAGCTGAACGCCACCGTGGCGGAACGGGTGACGCTGACGGCGGCCCGGCGCATCGAGACTACCGCATGAGGACAGTGGACGCTCTGAAGCCGCTGACAGCGGGGGAGTTGCTGGAGTTGTGGCGGTACTATCGGGAGACAGTGAAAGATCCGTTGGAACGGACGCTGCTATGTAATGCCGCTATTCTGCGGGATAGCTGCTATTGTCAGGGAGAAGCGGTTTACGGAGATGAGCTGGAGGTCTTGCGGGACCTGACGCCCGGCGAAATGGAAAACCTTCTTCTGCGGCTGGCGGAGGGAGAAGCGCTGCCGGAGGAGCGAGGCGGCACCTTTGACCTTCAGCGGTTTGCAGATATGAAGGGGGAATGAACCGGTGGACTATTTACGGGAACTGCGGCGCCGCCAGCAGGCGGTACTGAACCGTCTGCTGACCGGCAGTCCCTCCAAAGAGGAGACCACGGCGGAGGAGAAAGTCCTCCGTTGTGCTGCGGAGGGGACTGAGAGAATGCTTGTCGGACGGGAGAAGGGGGTCTCCCGTCCGACGGCAGAACAGGGAAAGCTGATCGGCTGGTCGGAGAGCGGTGAAGAACTGCTATCGGCAAAGCGGAAAGCGTGGGATGAAGTGAAAGACGATGGCAGACCGCTGGCTGGGCTGACGGCGCAGGCGGCAGAGTTTCAACAGACTCGCCGGGCGGATGCCCTTTGGCGGAGTGAGACGTTTTCTGCGGGGACCCTGCCGGGGTTGCTGATGGCGGAAGGAAGCAGGGCGGCGATGGAGGTGGAGGACATCTCCCGGGCTGTTCAGCGGGACGCACGGCGGTATGACGGCGGATTTACCATGTTTTAAGAGGGAGGAATGGCATGAGATTATCCTCCATGCGCTATAAAAATTACACCTGGCCACACAATCCGGAGACCTTTGTAGTGGAATACCGGCGGCAGATGGCGGCCCATAAGATACCATTGGGCGGCTGCGTTTTGCAGGATCTGGGCGTAAATTGCCGGATTCTACGGGGCGAGGGCGAGTTTGCGGGGCCGGGGGCCTATGAGGAATTCAAGGCGTTGGCGGCGGTGTTTCAGGAACCGGGAGCGGGGATGTTGACGCATCCCGTGTGGCGGACGGACCGGGCGTATTTCGTCGCCCTGTCCGTGACGGAGGAACCGAGACCGGACTATGTACGGTACAGCTTTGCGTTCTGGGAGGATGACAGCGGCTATGATGGTGGTTTGACGGAAAACAATGACGGCAGGACGTGGCCGGGGAGCGGCTTGGCGGCGTCTGAAGAGACCCATGGAGCCGGGCGGGTATACACCGTGAAGCGGGGGGATACCCTGTGGGGCATTGCCCGGCGCTGTGGCGTGACCTTGAGCAGCCTGATCGCTGCCAATCCACAGATCAAAAATCCCAATCTCATTTATCCGGGGAATGAGGTGAGGCTGCCGTGACGGGACGGATCTTTACGGCAGACCATCATGTCTATGATCTGCCGCCGCTGCTGAGTTGGAACGTGAGGCATACGGGGACGGTGCCCTGCGACAGCTGGTCCGTGACGGCGGTGTATCAGCCGGAAATGCTGACAGTGCTGCGGATGGCGGCGGGTTTCGCCGCCATTGAGAATGGAATGACACAGTTACGGGGAATCGTGGACGAATATACCGTGGAACTGGGCAGCAGGGGGATGACGGTGACACTGTCCGGCCGGGGATACGCCGCACGGCTGTTGGATAACGAGTCCCGGCCTGTGACCTATGAGCAGGTGACGCTGCGGGAACTGATCCGCTGTCACGCGGAGCCTTATGGCATTTCCTGCGGGGCTGCGGCGGATCTGAGGTCCACGGTGCCCTATACCGCTGGGGCGGGGATCAGCCAATGGAAGGTGATTTCGGAGTTTTGCCGGACCTATGGAGGCTTCCTGCCCCGGTTTGCCAAAACCGGAGAGCTGCTGGCAACACCGGAACAGGACAGCGGAAAGAGAATCATCCTTGACAGCGGCAGTCCAGTGCTGAATTGCCGAATCCGGGAGGATCACTACGGCGTGCTGACGGAGGCGCTGGTCATCGACAAGCGGCAGAATGTCAGCTACTCTGTGAAAAATCCGGAGATGATCGCCAAGGGCGGCCAGTGCCGCCGGGTGATCTATACGCCGGGGCGGAGCACCTGGGATGCCATGCGCTATACGGGAGAATACCAGATCCAACAGTCCAAAAAGGAGGAGCAGGCGGTGACGGTAACGCTGCCGGGGAGCTTTGGTGCATTTCCGGGGGATCGGGTGACGGTGAGACTGGAAAAGCTGGGCCTTACCGGAAATTACCGGGTGGCGGAGACGGAAAACCGGTTTTCCGCCAGAGAAGGAGCCGTGATGATCTGGACATTGAAGGAGTGTGGTTGAAATGTGGCTGGCACAGAGCATGAAGCAGGCGGTCCCCACGGCGGATGCCGACCAGGGGGTCTCTACCATAGTGGGAGACCAGATGGGAGTGGTGACCCGGGGCGAAGTGCGGCAGTTACCCATCTACGGCCCGGGCGGCTATGTGTGGCTGCCGGAGAGCGGGGCTTCCGTGCTGGTCATTAAGGGCGGCTCCGGCGGAGAGGAGCAGTGCGTCTGCGGCGGTAAGCAGGCGGAGGTCCCAAAGGGGATGCAGCCGGGGGAGGTCTATATTTACGGTCCGAAGGGCAGCAATGTGTATTTGCAGAAGGATGGGACGATTGAACTGACAGGGCGAATTTCCATCAGAGGACAACTTCTTATCAACGGGCAGCCCTACAAACCTTGCACCTGCGGAGAGGGAGGGATTCTGTAGTGCTGATGCTGGTGAACGGTGATTATGTACCGCAGGGAAACGGATTACAGTCAGCGAAGGGGGACGAGGCAGTTTTGCAGCGGATGCTGATGAAACTGACTGCCCGGCGGGGGCAGTTTCCCTTTATGGAGAATTTCGGCAGCAGACTGTGGACTTTGGACCGGCTGCGTCCTGCGGAACGGCAGGTTGCGGCGGAACAGTATGTACTGGAGGCCCTCCGGGATGAGCCGGGCCTGACGGTAGAGCAGGTGACGCTGGCGGAGAACGGCGGAAAGGCGTCCCTGACGGTGAACGCCGTCAAAGACGAACGCCGATTGACGGCGGAGGTGGCCTTGGGGCAGGAGGGAGTGACAATGTGAGAGCGACGGAGACGATCTATCGGGAAATGCTGGTGGCCTACGCCAAGCGGCGGGGCGGACAGCTTCAGGAGGACTGCGACCTGTCGGTGCGGCTGTGGGCGGCAGCGGCACAGATCCAGGCGTTGGAGGCACAGGCGGAATGGGTGCTGGGGCAGAGCTTTCCACAGACAGCTGCAGGGGTCTATCTGGACCGCCACGGAGCCATGCGAGGCATCGTCCGACAGGCACCCAGCAGGGCGACCGGTCAGTTGACCTTTCGGCTGTCCAACGCACAGACCGGCGCGGTGAGCGTGGAGACCGGAACGGTGTGCATGACGGAGGGAACTGTCCGGTTCCGGACTACGGAGCCGGGGACGATCCCGGCTGGGGAGATTTCGGTGACCGTGGCGGCGGAGGCCGTGGAGGCTGGCAGCAGCGGGAACGTGGGAGCCGGAACCGTTCATGTGCTGACGGCGTGTCCCGTGGCGGTGACGGCAGTCACCAATGAAAAGGCATTTACGGGTGGACTGTCGGAGGAAACGGATGAGGAACTGCGGCAGCGGATTTTGGACAGCTTTCAGCGGCTGCCTAATGGAGCCAACGCCGCATGGTATGAGCTGACCGCCTGCCGTCACGAGGGCGTGGCGGCGGCCAAGGCGGTGGGAAAAGCCCGGGGCGCCGGGACAGTGGATGTGTATGTATCGGCACCGGATGGTATTCCCTCGGAGAAGTTGCTGACAGAGCTTCAGACGGTTTTTCAGAAAAGCCGGGAGATCGCGGTGAACGTGCAGGTAAAAGCGCCCACGGCTGCGACAGTGAACGTGGCGGTGACGGTAAAAACGGCGGAAGGGACGGATTTTGCCAATGTGAAGACTGCGGTGGAGGCTGATCTGGCGGAGCAGTTCAACGGAAAGCTGTTAGGCAGGGGCGTGAAGCTGGCGGAGCTGAACAGCAGAATCTATGCTCTGCCGGGTGTAGAGAACTGTCATATTACGGCCCCGTCAGCTGATCTGGCGGCCAATGACACGGTGCTGCCGGTATTGGGGACGGTGACAGTGACAGAGGAGGCGTGAGTCGTGTGTATGAGCAGTATTTGATTCGCCTGTTGGCCCCTTTGAGTCTCTACAATCTCCGAGCACCCCATAACGGCGGCGAGTTGGCGGCGCTGGGCGGGGAGCTGGACAGCGTCAGTGGGCTGGTAGAGCTGGTGGAACGGGAAAGCCTGCTGGCCACGGCGGAGAGCGAGGGCCTTGACCGCCGGGAGGTATTGTTTGCTCACAAGCCTGCGGCTGTGACCCAAGAGGACCGCCGGGAGGCCATCGCCGCGCTGCTGCGGATCAGCGAGGACAGCCTGACACCGGAGGCCATCAACGATACTCTCACCGGCTGCGGCATCCGGGCCAGAGCGGAGGAAAAGGCGGACGGCAGCCTGCAGGTCGTATTTCCCAGAACTGCCGGTGTGCCGGCGGAGTTCGACCAGATCAGGAAGATTATTTTAGATATTCTACCCTGTCATTTAGAGGTGGAGTTCTACTTCCGCTATCTGACCTGGGCAGAATGTGAAGCGGCGGAATATACATGGGATGAGGTGGAGACGGCACAGCATACCTGGGAGAGCTTTCAACTGGCGGTGCCGCCGGAGGAATGAGACATGAGTGAGATCATAACCGCCGCCATCACCGGCTGTGTGACGCTGCTGGGGGTGCTTTTGAGCAACCGGGCGGCCCAAGCGGTAACGGATGAGAAGCTCACGGAGCTGACCCGGGAGGTCCGGGAGCACAATCATTTCGCACGGCGGGTGCCGGTGGTGGAGGAACAGATCCGGGGCATGGACCGCCGGTTGGAGCAATTGGAGCAGGGGCAGCGGCGTCAGCCCATCTCTTGAGATGGCGGACAGAGAGGAGCAGGA